TTAAAGGAAGAGCCTTTAGTCGCAAAGATGATTTACCCAAATAGCAAGCTATCACAACAAGGTGTCAAGAGGGGGGACTTAGTTTCTTTTAAACCGGATAGTGAATACAAGTTTACTTTAGATGGTAAAAAACTTTACAGGATGTATGACCACCAAATAACCATGGTTTTATGAAATCTACTGAAGAAATTAAATTAGAAATTATAAATGCAGGGCGAAGGGCTGTAGAGCAACTTATAAAAGTAGCAAAAGAGGATATAATAAAACCTGACCCTGAAGACGATATATCTGCGGATAGATTAAAAAACGCAGCAGCAACAAAGAAGCTTGCTATATTTGATGCGTTTGAAATTTTAAATAGAATAGAAAGTGAAAAAGAAGCTTTATCTTTAAGTAAAAATAAGAACAGTGTAGATTCAAAACAAGGTTTTGCAGAAAGAAGGTCAAAATAAATTATATAAAGTAGTTAAGGATTATATTTCTAAATCCGTAATAACCAACAAAAACAGAAATAGAAGTTGGGTGTATGGATATAGTGAAAAATATGATGTTGTTGTAATTTCAAAAACAGGTCAAATTGGAGATATAATTTTGATTAACGGACTGTATATAGCACTTCCTAAAACTCCAGATGAGTGTCTTCAAAGACACTCTAAAAAAGAAGAACAGTATTGGGAACGTAAAGAATTGCCTAAGCAACTTTCCAGAATACAATCTATATTCCAATGGAATGAAATGCCTTCAGAGTTTAAAAATAGATGGGTAGATTATATAGAGGGAGAGTTTGACAGGCGGGACGAAGGGGCTTGGTTTATGAATAATGGATTGCCGACATATATTACCGGGGCGCATTATATGTATTTACAGTGGACTAACATTGATATTGGATATCCTGAGTATCGTGAAGCTAATCGTATATTTTATATTTATTGGGAAGCCTGCAAAGCTGATAAGAGAAGTTTTGGTATGATTTACTTAAAAATAAGACGTTCTGGATTTTCATTTATGGGTTCTTCAGAATGCGTAAACACAGGTACGCTTGCAAAAGATTCAAGGGTTGGGATACTTTCAAAAACTGGTGCTGATGCTAAAAAAATGTTTACAGATAAAGTAGTGCCTATATCTAATAGGTTGCCTTTCTTTTTTAAACCTATACAAGATGGTATGGACAAGCCAAAAACAGAGTTGGCTTTTAGAATACCCGCTTCTAAAATTACAAAAAAAAATATGTATAATGTAGAGACTGAAGAGCTCTACGGATTAGACACAACAATCGATTGGAAAAACACAGATGATAACAGCTATGATGGCGAAAAGTTATTACTTTTAGTACATGATGAAAGCGGAAAATGGATAAAGCCAAATAACATTCTTAATAACTGGAGAGTCACAAAAACATGTTTACGTTTAGGTAGTAGGATTATAGGTAAGTGTATGATGGGCTCTACATCAAACGCATTGGACAAGGGTGGTAATAATTTTAAAAAGCTGTATAATGACTCTAATGTTTTTAAACGAAACGCTAACGGACAAACAAAAAGCGGTATGTATAGTTTGTTTATTCCAATGGAATGGAATATGGAAGGCTTTATAGATAGATACGGAATGCCCGTGTTTTATACTCCCAAAAAACCAAAAGTAGATGCTTACGGCGAATACATTAACCAAGGGGCTTTGGATTATTGGCAAAACGAAGTTGAATCATTAAAGTCAGATGCTGATGCTCTTAATGAGTTTTATAGACAGTTTCCCAGAACGGAATCACATGCGTTTCGTGACGAGAGCAAACAATCTTTATTTAATCTTACACGCATATATCAGCAAATAGATTATAATGACTCTATGATTAAAGAGCATTATTTAACAAGAGGAAGTTTTTCTTGGAAGGACGGAATAAAAGACACTAAAGTAATATGGTCTCCGGACAAAAAGGGAAGATTTCTTTGCTCTTGGCTACCGAGCGCAAATTTACAAAATAGATTCTTTAATAAGAATGGAAAAAAATACCCAGGGAACGAACACCTTGGGGCTTTCGGTTGTGATAGTTATGATATTTCAGGAACTGTTGGAGGTAAAGGTTCAAACGGAGCGCTTCATGGTTTAACAAAGTTTAATATGGACGATGCTCCAAGCAATGAGTTTTTTCTCGAATACATAGCCAGGCCACAAACTGCTGAAATATTTTTTGAAGAAGTACTTATGGCTTGTGTATTTTATGGAATGCCAATATTAATTGAAAACAACAAACCCCGTCTCTTGTATCATTTTAAAAACAGAGGTTACCGAGGCTTTAGTTTAAATAGACCTGACAAACAATTTAATCGTTTGTCTAAAACAGAGCGAGAGTTAGGTGGAATACCAAACAGTAGCGAGGATATTAAACAAGCTCACGCATCAGCTATTGAGTCGTATATAGAAAAACACATTGGTATTGATTTAGATGGTAGCTTTAGAGACTCAGATGCAATGGGCTCTATGCCATTTACACGAACATTAGAAGACTGGGCAAAGTTTGATATTAGCAATAGAACTAAGTATGACGCTTCAATTAGTTCTGGTTTAGCCATAATGGCGTGTCAAAAGCACTTGTATACACCTGAAAAGAAAGAATCAAAAATAAAACTTAACTTTGCAAGGTATACTAACAACGGAGTATTAAGTGAATTAATTAGATAGATGAAAGACGTTAAGGTAAATATTTCATCTGTAGGTTTCCCCAGTCAATTTGTTTCTGATGCTGAAAAAGCAACTGACGAGTTTGGATTACAAATTGGGCAAGCAATACAGTATGAATGGTTTAAAAAAGATGGTAACGCTTGTCGTTACTATGACCAATGGAGAAACTTTCATAGACTAAGGTTATACGCCCGAGGAGAGCAATCAGTGGGAAAGTATAAAAATGAAATCGCTATTGATGGCGATTTATCTTACCTTAACTTAGATTGGACTCCAGTTCCTATATTACCTAAATTTGTAGATATTGTTGTTAACGGAATGTCTGATAGGCTTTTTAAAGTAAATGCTTATGCTCAAGACGCAATGTCTCAAGCTAAGAGAAGTAAATATCAAGATATGATTGAAGGTCAAATGGCCGCTAAAGATATTTTGTTAGACATACAAAAAGCGACAGGGGCTGACCCGTTCACCACAGACCCTGAGTCATTGCCTCAAAACGATGAAGAGCTTTCTTTATATATGCAAATAAATTACAAACCCGCTATTGAGATTGCTGAGGAAGAAGCTATTAATACCTTGTTTGAGGAAAATCATTATATAGACCTAAGGAAAAGGTTTGATTATGATTTAACTGTTTTAGGAATGGGTGTTGCTAAACACGAGTTCCTCCCCGGGTCTGGCGTTCAGGTAGAATATGTAGACCCAGCAAATGTTGTTTATAGTTATACTGAAGACCCTCACTTTCAGGATTGTTTTTATTGGGGCGAAATTAAAACATTACCAATTACAGAGCTATTAAAAATTGACCCTAAACTAACTAATGAGGATTTAGAAGAAATTAGCCAGTACAGTCAAAGTTGGTACGATTACTATAATGTCGCTCAGTTTTATGAGAATGATATTTTTTATAAAGATACATGTACCTTAATGTATTTTAATTATAAAACCACCAAGAAGATGGTTTATAAGAAAAAAATATTAGAAAACGGTGGTAGTAAAGTTATAGAAAAAGATGACCAATTTAACCCTCCTGTCGAAATGATGGAAGAGGGTAAGTTTGAAAAGATGGAAAAAACCATAGACGTTTGGTATGACGGCATTATGGTTATGGGTACAAACATTATTTTAAAATGGGAGCTTGCTCAAAACATGGTAAGACCAAAGTCTTCAAGCCAACACGCATTGCCTAATTATGTGGCTGTAGCTCCAAGAATGTACAAAGGTGTTATTGAATCTTTAGTTAGAAGAATGATACCATTTGCAGATTTAATTCAAATAACACACTTAAAACTACAACAAGTTATAGCTCGTGTAGTTCCTGATGGAGTTTTTATAGATGCGGATGGTTTAAATGAAGTTGACTTAGGAACTGGTCAAGCATACAATCCAGAGGATGCGTTAAAAATGTATTTTCAAACAGGTAGTGTAGTCGGAAGAAGTTACACTCAAGACGGTGAGTTTAATCAAGCCAGAGTCCCTATACAACAACTTACGTCAAATAGCGGGCTTAGCAAGACTCAAATGCTTATAGCTAACTACAATCATTATTTAGATATGATACGTGCTGTAACGGGCTTAAATGAAGCCAGGGACGGCTCTACACCAGACCCTAACTCTTTAGTTGGATTACAAAAGTTAGCTGCATTAAATTCTAATACCGCTACACGACATATATTAGATGGCAGTTTGTTTATGTATCGAAGCTTAGCTGAAGCTTTAACTTACCGGGTAGCAGATATTTTGGAGTATGCTGATTTTAAAGATGATTTTGTAAACAAAATAGGAAAGTATAATGTCAGTATACTTAATGATATATCTGATTTATATATATATGACTTTGGTATATTTATAGATGTAGCTCCTGATGAGGAACAAAAAGCTCAATTGGAAGCTAATATTCAAATGGCATTGTCTAAACAAGATATAAACCTTGAAGACGCTATTGATATACGTGAGGTTAAAAACCTAAAGCTTGCTAACCAATTGCTTAAAGTAAAAAGAAAACAAAAACAAGAGAGAGACGAAAAGAATGAAATGGTCAAGCAACAAACCCAAGCTGCTATGCAAATGAAGTCTCAGCAAATGGCCTCTCAAGCTGCTATGCAAAAATCTCAGTCAGAGATGAATGCAAAAATGCAAATTAAACAAGCGGAAATAGCTTTTGAAATTGAAAAAATGAAAACTGAGGCTCAATTAAAAAGCCAGCTTATGGAGCAGGAGTTTCAATATAGCCAGCAATTAAGGGATATATCTGAGAGAGCACTGTCTGATAGAGAACTTCAAAGAGAAGGAGCTAAATCCAAAAGAATTAGCCAGCAAAATACAGAACAATCCAGGTTAATAAATCAGAGAAAAAATAATTTACCTCCGCAAAGATTTGAGTCTAACGAGGACAGCTTAGATGGTTTTGATTTAGCTGAGTTTGAGCCAAGGTAATTGAATATTTTATATTGTTTAATGTACTATCTTTGTACTAAAATTTAATCTAATGGAACTTAAAGTAAAAGAAGTTGGTGCTGTAGAGGAAAAGTCTGCAGTGCAAGTAGAAGAGCAATTGCTTGAAAAAGCAGAGCAACAACACCAGGAGGAAACCGTAGAGGTAAACGAGACTCCTGATATCGAGAAAGTGGATATGAGTAATACCACTGAGCCCGAAAAAGAAATAGAAACTGTAGAGCCTGAAGACACTACAGAAAAAGAATCAACTCAATCCTCAGGGTTAAACGAGGAAGACGTTCTTTCATTTATTAAGAATAGATACGATAAGCAGATAAATTCTGTTTCAGATTTACTTGAAGAAAGAAAAGAATCTGAAGAATTACCAGAAGATGTTTCTGCTTATTTTGAGTATAAAAAGAAAACAGGTAGAGGAATTGAAGACTACGTTAAGTTAAACAGAAACTTTGATGACATGCCTGAAGACCAGTTGTTAACCGAGTATATCTTGGCCACAGAAGAAGGTTTAGACAAAGAAGATGCAGAGTTGTTGATGGACGACTATTCTTTTGACGAAACTTTGGATGATGAAGTTCAAGTAAGAAAGGTGAAGCTGGCAAGAAAGAAAGCAATTGTAAAAGCTAAAAAGTTTTTCAATGAACAGATCC